GTGATCTTTTTGTAGACACGATAAGGGTTCAAGGACCAAACACGGCAAATCTAAAATTATATTTCAATCCTGAGTTCTATTATTTGTATGATGACAGCAACCGCTTCTCAAGTGTGTTAGCTACAAACCAGACGAATGGTAGTTATAAGTTGAATTTCATAAATTTGGACAACCAGAAGAGTCAGACAGTGACAATCACGATCGACGATAGACTGCCACAAAATTCTCAGACTACTTCGACTGACAGTTACAACTTCGTGAAGGCAATGTGATTTTAACGGCTTGTTAAGAACAACGCGTGATAGAGTCGTAAATTCAAGGTGCAGCTTGTCAGCAAAACAGATTGAAATAGTGAATGAAATAACTGGAAGACGTAACAAGAAATTTGTGTACGTTTGCGAACAGTGTAATACGGATTTTTTGAATTCACGAAAATCTGATAAGATCAGGTTTTGCTCAAATTCCTGTGTTAATCAGTCACAAACAGACGGTGTCTTGAAACATGAAAAAGAACAACACTTTTTGAGTCGATACGGCGTAAAGAACCCGTTTGCTTCACAAGAAGTTATTGGTGCTCGTGAAGAAAAACTGTTTAAACAGCGCGGTGTCAAAAACGTAAGCCAGCTTAAAAGCGTTAAAGCTAAAAAAGCAGCAACGTTCATGTTGAACTACGGCACAACAAATAATTTTGGAAGACAACAAGTGCGCGTAAAAGTTGAATCAACGTTGCTTGAAAGGTACGGCACTGTAGCTCCTACAACTTGTGAATCAGTCAAAGAAAAGCTTAGATCTCCTCAGACGCGTGCTAAGCGCTTTGCTAGTTGGAAACGCACTGGTTCGATAAGAACCCCAGCACCAGAAAAACGTTTAGTAAAGCGTCTTTCTGAGAAGTACGGTGTCGTAGATAGTCACGTTACTGTTAATGGTTGGTCAATTGATGCGTTTGTCAAAGAAATAGACACATATGTACAGTGTGATGGTGTCTGGTGGCACGGTCTAGATCGACCGATCTCTGAGATTGAAAGACTTGCAATTTTACGTCAAGATTCAGTTCATGCTGAGATCTACAGAAAATACAACCGTGACAAAGCACAAAATGAGTGGTTCGTTAAGAACGACATGTGTTTAGTTAGAGTAACAGACAGACAAATCAATGCCATGGACGAGAACTCTTTGTCTAAATGGTGTGATGACTTATCAACGGCGTAACAGCACTTAGATTTGGGACAACTGAAAGCAAAAGGTACAACATGGGATTTCTGGACAACAGCACCAACAATTTACTTCTTGACGCAGTACTGACAGATACTGGCCGTCAATTTTTGTCACGTAACGACGGATCATTTGCAGTCCACAAGTTTGCATATGGTGACGACGAGGTGAACTATAACATCATCTCTAAGTACGGTCGCACCGTCGGCATGGAAAAGATCGAGAAGAACACACCGATTTTTGAAGCACTGACAAACCCAGCTTCTGCACAAAAGTTCAAACTGATCAGCGTGTCTAACCCAAATCTCCTTCGTCTTCCAACGTTCTCTTTGACTGGTGACGCAAACGTCGACAGCTTAAACGACATAGTTTCTTTGGGTCAAAACACACAGAAGACGTCGACGTTGACCATCCAACAGACAATCCAGAACGAGACCACGATTGACGTAGAGCTGAGAGACCAGACTTTCTTGATTGACGTACCGAACATCTTTCTGCAAGTGGTCTCGAACACTCCAGAAAACATCGATGGTAACCAGCGAGCGACTTACATCCTCACGCGATCACCGACTGAAAACAGCTTCGGCGGTTCGATGGTACAGTTCACGTTGAGCGTGAAAAGTTTGACTGCTGCTTTGTTTGCCACATACGGAAACACAGCCAACAAGTCGATAATCCAGTCTTACGTCAGAGTTTCTGGTGTGCAGTCTGGTTCAGTCATCGACGTTAACGTCTCTATCAACCAGAACCTGTGATTAAGTGAACGACTTCGCTGACAATAGATGGCACGTGTACGTAGATCGTCGTTGTGATGACGGAAAACCCTTTTACGTCGGAAAGGGAAACGACGCTCGACTGTCTAGAAGCGTTCGTAATCTGCGCCACACTAACGTGGCAAAAAAACACGGATTTGTTCGTGAAGTCGTAATGACGACGCCTGATGAAAATTTTGCTTTGCAAAAAGAGCGCGAATTGATAACAGAGTTTCACACTAGAGACTACGATGGCGGTTGTAACTACACGGCAGGCGGCGACGGAGTGTCTGGCTTGAGACACACGCAAGAATCGAAAGACAAAAATCGTGCTGCTCACGTTGGAAAGACTCTTTCTAAAGAAACCTGTGAAAAAAAGAGCGTCAGCATGAAGTTGTCTAAAAAAGTTTATCGTCGTAAAGTCGTAAAATTGAGTGCTGGCGTTGTCGTAGACACGTACGATAGTGTGGCTGACGCTGCACGATCTGTCGGAGATCTTAGAGGAGCAACGTTAGTTTCTAGGTGTTGCGCGGGCAAGACTAAAACATTTGCTGGTTTTGGGTGGAACTATGTTGACGCTGATCAACAGACTACAGTGAAAAAACGCCAACGGGCAGCTGTTCGTCGCGTACTGCAGTCGTCGTTAGCTGACGAACCAGTTGCGCAGTTTGCTTCTCTCGCAGAAGCGTCTAGAACAGTCAAGCGTAACGCAGGATCCATAAAAGAATGTTGTCACAACAGACGTGAAACTGCGTACGGATTCAAATGGCAGTTCGTTGACAAAAGCGTATAGTTAAATAGAAATCACCCCTGTCAGACAAAGTCGTCACAGGTTAGCAGACAAAACGTGAAGGAATAAGCTCATGGCAGTGTATAAAGAAATTTTGGCAAGTGACGTAAAAACTCAGCGCAGCTACTTGTCACAGCTCATCGACGTCTTGCAGGAAGACATCAGCGGTTCTGTGTCACGAAGAAAGTACCAAGTGTTCGTGACTGGCGGCGTCGGACCCGGCGTGACGTCGTCTCTATTTCAGACAGTCTATGATCAGGACTTTACGCTACAGACTGCTAATCCCATCTTCGACATGACAGTCGGGTTGTTCCCTGCGGGAGCTACTGTGGCTTCTAGCCAGACTGGTACAGACGCTGCTGGTAAAGAGCTGTTTCCAAGTTCTTCTTTGATGATGCGTGAGAAGATGGACGTCTACCGCCAGTTTTCTCAAGCGTTGCTCGGAAACAACGCTGTCAATTTCACAGCACCGTTCAATTCTTCAAACACTGCTGACAGCATCGACGTCGCGCTGTTCGTTGCTTTCAAGAGGTTGTTTGCACGCGACTCTATCAAACGAGAGTCGTTTGCAATGCGGTTCTTTCAGGCAGCTTCGATATTCACTAACGGCTCGACGCCAGTCGAAACGTACACACCGGCTAACTTGTACATCACTTCTCAGTCTGGTAGCGCGATCTACACAGACATCGGTGCTGCGACTAACAAGCTGACTGCTTTTGGTGGTCAAGTGGGTAACGTAGTAGACGCTTCAAATACTGCTCTTTCAGTCGGACTGATGTTTTACGACCGCGGTGTGCTGGTGCTTGATCTAGCAAAGATAACCAGTGCAAGTCAATTTGTGTCTGGAGTGATCGACGCGATGTCCTCACTTGGTAGCACTAACTTGGGTGCTGCTGGGACTCAGACGCAGTTTGTGTCGACGTTCATCCCGGACTTCGTTGTGTCTGCCAGCATCGACAACATCGTCGATCACATTGCAGCGTGTCGATTGGGTTCGGGATCTCAGACTGCCATAACATTCCAGAACACTACTAACATCAACAGTACACTTGTGTTCTGCAGAGCAGCTGCTGACGAATTTAACTACAGTTCAAATCCAACGTTCGTCGACAACTCGAACCGCATCGTTGCTATAGATCCTGGTCAGGAAGACGTTCAACAATCGTTTTCGTACATCACTTCAGTTGGATTGTACGATGCAAACGACAACTTGTTGGCAGTGGCCAAACTCTCTCGCCCGGTACAAAAATCTCCAGAACGCGACTTAACGCTTCGCGTCAGGCTCGACTTCTGATTTTAGTAAGGGTATAATGACATTTGCCCAAAATGCAGACACAGTGCCAAAACTGTCAGCAACAATTTGAAACTCTTCACAAGACAAGAAAGTTCTGTTCACAGACTTGTTCTTCTAAGTTTTTTATGCAGAAAAAGTCCGTCGAACACAACGTTCTGAAGACTTGCGTTGCTTGTGGCAAGAAATTCAAAATAATAGCATTTTACGCAAGCCAGCAGACTTGTTCAGACACCTGCATGCACTCTTTTCGTCGGAATGGCAACGCTGCAGCAGTTGAAAAAACGTGTCCAGGTTGTGGCGTCACATTTGTGACTAGCTACAAGCTACGAAATCAAAAGTTTTGTGATCGTTCTTGCGCTAGCAAGCAAAGCTGGAACTTGGGAATGACAATTTCAACGAACGAAAAGCTGAGAGCGACTGTTGCAAAGGCGTCCAAGACTAGAGCAGACAAGATGACACGCGGTGAAATTACGATCAACACAAGATCAAAGGGTTCATATTTCGAATCAAAAAAGTCAAACAAGACAGTGCGGTGTCGCTCAAGTTATGAGTTGAAATACGCAGAAATGCTTGAAAGCGATACCAATGTTGCCAGCTTTAAGGTTGAACCGTTTTTCATTCAGTACGAGTTCAACGGTTCAACAAAACACTACCACCCAGATTTTTTAGTAACGTTCTCAGATAACTCTAAACAGCTTGTTGAGGTCAAACCAGAAAAGTTGATCAACACGCAGATAAATGTGGCAAAATTTGCTGCAGCTAGACAGTGGTGTGCCACGAGCAACATGGTGTTTGTTGTTGTGACAGAACGTCAATTGAAACTAGTGAAGTAATGATTGTCCATTGAACACAGACGTGTTAATGCATCAATTAATCTAATTTGCGCTCCGCAAACGCACTATCTAATAGTGCACAGTGCAAAGAGGGTGTGATGGTGTTGCAAACAAAATACGCAGTTGGTCCCGTGACTGTCGAATCTGTTAAAATCTGTCTACAGAGTGCTAACGACGCGCATTCTTGCAGCGACACAGAGATTTTCTTTTCTTTGGGCACCGAACACAGTGAATCTGGTACAGCACAAGAAACAGTGTTTGTACACATCCCTGAGAGCTACACAAGTGAGTCTCTTCACTGCAGGATGTCAGTAGATGATTTCGATTGGAATGTTGTTGAAATACAGCTCGAATCGACTGGCATCATCGAAAAGACTCGAATCAGCGTCGAAGTTCCCGGTAGCGAAATTTTAGCTTTGTTGAAGTCGTCTGTTGCGAACAGATAACGAACTGATATCGCACGTGTGGGTATAGTTACTCCAGTTAGATGTCGATCTACAGAGTCAACAAAAACGACGTGGAGCAGTTCTCAGTCGTCACAAATCCCATCCAGAGTTACACGTCGAGTTCAATCAACGGTTCGACTGGCACTGTGAACGTCTTTGCTAGACGTTCTAACATCGTGAAGGACATGAATTCAGTGTCGTCATTCATTGACAGCACAAACAGCGACGTAGACATAAATTCTGCGCTCAGGGCTGTCCAGTGGGCTGGAAGGTCAGCTAGACAGCAGAACGACCTCTCGTCTTCTGTGAAGTTTTACGGTATGTTAGATGACTACCTGGATCAGGTCGCTGCTACTGAAGTTAACGCAAGCCAGCAGACGCAATTAGACGTTGTTAGATTCACACCAGACGTGAAATTTTCTTCTAACACAGTCAGAAAATTGATTGTGAAAGACAACCTTGTCGGGTACTATAGGACTGTGTATCCCACTTCGCACTGGGCGTACACTAACTACAACACAGTGAATTTCTTTACTTCTTCGACTGTGCCGACTTCTTCAGTGTTGCTGTACCCAAACGTTGCTTGTTCAGCTTCTCTCGCAAACGCTGGACACGTCAGTGGGATATACGTTCCAAGCGGTGCGTTCAGCTTTGATTTCTACGTCAACCCAAGGTACCAACAAGACTCGCCAGACAGACCATTCAAAGCTGGAACGATCTGTCATTTGTCGTCGACTTTTGCGTTGTCTCTTGTTTCTGGCTCCGCAAAAGACGAAAATGGCAAATCAATCGGATTCCGTCTGCAACTTCAGCTCAGCCACAGCGCCGACATCCCGCCCAGTCTTGCGTTACCCTGTGTGAATAGAGCTGGTTACGCCCCAGGAAATTTGGTGTTTTTGTCAAACGACAACGTGCTAAAATGGAACAACTGGCACCATGTTGTAGTCCGTTGGGGAACAAACGCAATCAACGACGGCACTGGTTCTTTCAACGTAGATTCTAAAGACCAGGGTTTTTTC